GTTTCTCGTTGATAAAGAATTATTGGCAATGGAGTCCGCGCCATTTGTCCTTCTTCGTCTTCTTTGGTTCGTTCTCGGATGGATCGTGTTCTGTGTGGACTACGTTGTTCGCAACTCCACGCAGGTTATGATCCTTCTTCTTCTTTCCTATGCTTTCTACCGCCTTTTCCGATGGATGTTCGTCTGGGAGATCGCCATGCACCCTGCTGCCAAAGCCACATTCAAGCAGATGGTGAGGAAGTTCCAGCAGGAGTCCATGTTCTGCGAGCCCTGTGAGACCACTGTTATTGAAGTACGGGGTGATGATGACTTAGCGCCTGACGGAGCGAGTAAAGACATCAAATGTGTCCGCGCTAGTCGTCGTGTCCCCTATGCTGTACGTGTCGCACATCTCGCCAAGGCTCAGGTTGGTTTACTTGCCAACACCAAGTCCAACGAATTGGTATACGCCCGCATCTGCCGCGAGGAAATGATCAAGCATGCCGTTCGTCCATCCCACATCGCACACATGGTGCCACTTGCTGTGGCAGCATGTTTTATCCCTCTGGACTCTGACTACCTTGCAGCTTCCATCCGACAATCCAAACAGATGAAGAAGAGGGTGGGCCTTCTCGGTCCACTCTTTTCTAATAAATAGGGGGGCCTACTCCGCATCAACGGGTTCACCACGCCAACTTGGCGTGGTGCACCGGAGGGGATGTTGGTGCGAAGAGGACCCCCCCTCGCGAAACCCCGGAAAATGTACCGTTTTTCCGGGATGGGTACTCATATACGGTACGGAGTGCATGATCACTCCTTGGGCAATGTTCGGCGGGGTCTTGTAGAGAGAGTCTACATGGTGGAGAAACATGGCAGCTTACATGCCACTCCCAAGCCCACCCCCGGAGCGTTCAACCAGCTGTCCCGGTTTTACCACGCCTTATCACCATTTCTAGCCAAGACCACCCGCTTGACACCCAAGGAATTCCTTGGGTTTTATACGGGTCGCAAGCTAGAGAGGTATGAGCGCGCAGTAGAGTCGTTAGGAACCTATCCCATACGGGAGAAGGACGCCTGGTTGACCACGTTCGTTAAGGCAGAAAAATTGAATATCTCTGCAAAACCCGACCCAGCTCCACGTGTCATACAACCACGTGATCCTCGATATAATGTGGAGTTGGGGCGCTACTTGCGCCATAGTGAGGAGTACTTATTTAAAGCCATCGACAAACTCTTTGGGGGACGTACTATATTTAAGGGCATCAACGTGGATCAAGCTGGTGTTGAAATGAAGGCTATTTGGGATTCCTTCTCTGATCCTGTCGGAATTGGAATGGATGCTAGCCGATTCGATCAACACATTAGTAAGGATGCCCTAGAATTTGAACACAAAATGTGGATTAGTATGTTTCCCGAGAGTGAACGCGCACACCTTCGCAAGCTTCTTAGTTGGCAAATCAACAACCGAGGAATTGCTAGGTGTCCTGATGGAGAGATTAAGTACAAGGTGGTTGGTTGTCGCATGTCTGGTGACATGAATACATCTAGTGGGAATTGTTATATCATGTGCGCTACGGTTTACAATTATTGCAAATTCGTGCGTGGTATTAACAAATTTAGACTAGCTAATAATGGTGATGACTGCATGGTGTTCCTGGAACGAAAGGACGCTGCCAAGTTTCGTGATGGCTTGATCGAGTATTACAATACACTTGGGTTCACAATGAAAGTTGAACCTACTGTTGATGTGCTCGAAAGAGTTGAGTTTTGTCAAACTAGGCCTATTTGTATCAATGGACAATATCGAATGGTGAGAAATCTCCACCAATCTTTGTCCAAAGATCTTCATAGTCTAAACGACCTAGCCAGTGACAAAGCACGCGATGCTTGGTTGGACGCTGTTGGTAAGGGGGGACGCATACTTAACGATGGAGTGCCTGTGATGGGCAAATTCTTCAAATGCATCCCTGATACCAACACCAAGTTGTCATCCAGATCCAATCTATATACTGCTATCAACGACGAAAAATGTTACAAGTTCAACCGAACTGCCACATTTCTCGATCTAGCACCCGATGCTTATAGCAGATACAGTTTTTGGCTCGCTTTTGGTCTAACCCCTGATGAACAAATTGCCCTGGAATCTGAGTTCCGCCCTTTAAAGGTAGCTCATATCCTTACGGACATAGAGGAGGATGTTAGTCCTCTTCTATGGTCTGGGGCATGAACTGACCATTCACGACAACCATGGATGCTACGCCACAAGAACCCGAGCCACTACGACGACCTCGACCTGAGAGGCGATCACGTGAGAGAACTGAGGGAGGCTCTTATAAAGACGTTGCTACCAAAGCTGTTTACCAAGAAGGCGATTTGAAGAAGGAGATGGGACCTAGTGTGTCTGTGACAGTGGTTGGGGAAAATGTTGAATTTGTTCAACACTTCCACTTCTAGTTGGATTCTAGTCTTTAACATTTTGACTGGGATCTAGCTGTCATTAAATGTTCTGGTGAATCGTGCTGTCATAAACCTGACAGCTCCTCTCACTTCATTTTAACAGACCTTTGTTCCCGGGTTTGACGAACTTGCATATGAGTTAGTTGGGAATTTTCTTCTCTTTTGAAGATGATTCTCGCTAGTTAGTTGGCAATTTTCTTCGCCCCCGGCCCGAACTACACCTGGTTTTCATTGTATAGGAACTTATTTACGATGTCTGGGAATTTTGTCCACATTCATCATACTTATGATCCTGTACCTCTATTATTCATGTGGATAATAGTTATCCTTCTCATCGCTGTTATTGGAGCATTATCTAGCAACCCTCCTGAAAGAATTAACCAGTCTTTCAAAGAAGACCATTCTAAAATCCAGTACATCACGATCGGCGGCGGACAAACTACTACAAAGCATTCATAATGACACGAGGTGCAAACAAACGACAGAGGAGACGACGCAGTGTACCTAGGAACCAGTCCATGTATTCTACTACCGTTGTGAAGGCACCTGTGGCTTCTGGTAGTTTACTACGTCGGACACGTGTTCCTCAGATCCGAACCACCTCTGAAGGCACTATAATTAGTAATACGGAGCCGTTAGTCTCCATGGACATGCTAGCTTCTGGAGCTGTTCAGACCAAGCGATTGATCTTTCATCCTTCTGCGTTTCCTTGGCTTGCTAGTCTTGCTGGATCATATTCCCGATTCCGTTGGAAATTATTGGAATTTATATACATTCCTACTTGCCCTACTTCCACTGAAGGTTATCACAACCTTTATCTTGGGTATGATTTCCTGGATCCTGAGCCCACTTCGATGCAGCAAGCCGAAGAAGCATACCGCAGTATATCACATCCTATTTGGTCTGGGGCCGAAGGCGCAACTTCTATGCAAACTGGTAGGCATGGTGCTGGTGCTGTAGTATGCACCGTTGATACCACTCGTATCAACAACTATTACAGATTCACCACGCTTACTAGCTTTAACGCCCTTACAGCTATAAATAAGAATATAATGTGTCCGGGGTATTGTCAAAGCACCACAGTAAATGGTGCTCCTTTTGTCAATGCGGGTCGAATATACTGTAGGTACACCATAGAGTTGGTGGAACCTATTCCGTCTGCCCTTAACCCTTAACTAACAGTGATCCCTACTTAGTGGGTGGCCGCTCACCTAACGAGCACAGCGTATGTACGGAAGGCATACGTTGTATTTCCACCAGATCTGCTGGTGTAGGTTCCTTGTACTATGTGTGTCGGTAATCTTTCTGTATGCTCTCGACGAATCCTGGGAGACAGGCTTGACGAGTGGGGGTGGTTCCCTGCTGACGCATTGCTTGAGTTATACAGAAAGCTCTTATGTAACACATAGTAAAATCAAGTAGGCCCATGTGAAGACACATGGGGGGCCCTAGCTTGACTTCCCTCCTGACCTATAACCTGCTCTGCA